CCATTGTGCTACCCAGGGAAAACGGAGAATAAAACTCGCTGGAGTAGGTTCTCTTCGCCCGGATCGTCTCGTCTTCCGTATAGACATTGCCGACCCCCAGGGCGCTGTTGATCATATCCTGATAGGGGTTGCCTGTGCCGCCTTCATTCCGGGCCGCCCAGAGCGTACCGTACAGCGCATCCTGGGAATAGCCGATAGCCCGGTTAAGCTCCATCGGGGTGCCCTGCTTCCGGGTCTCGTCCATCTTGGCCAGGGTGGGATATTTCTTCCAATCGATCATCCCGATGATTTCGTCATCGGAATAGTTCCGATCAGCCTGGGAGGCTCTGTAGGTTAGCTCCTTCTGGAGGGCAGACCACTCCTGCTCCGCCTTCTTCGTGGTGCCCTCAGCCATCCAGAGCTGATTATAGTAATAGGCGGCCTTTTCTTCCGGGCTGGCCCGCCTGTTGGTCATGGTAGAAGACAGACTATTGGTGTTGGCCGTGGGCTTGTAATACTGCTTCAACCCCGCATTCGCGGCAAACCAGTCATCGTTGACCTCGTCAACCTCCATCCCAAGCTCACGCAGGTTGTCCAGTGCACGGTTTGTGTGACTGGCATACGGGTTAAAGTATACGGAGGAAGGATCCATGCGAAGCTGTTCAAACATGGTCAGACCTTCCTGTGCCCGGGTAGGATCGGTACTTCCCATCTGGTAGAATCTCGCCAGAAGTCCACGGGTGGTGTTAAGGTCTGGCAATTCCCAGGTCTGCCCGATGCTCGGCTCAGCGGCCTGTCTTTGCTGGCCGCCTGACGAATAGCTTCCGCCTGTCGAAGCTGCACCAGCGTTGACTTTTTCACGGCCTTCTTTTATACGGCGTCCTACTGTTTCTAACCAACCAGCCATGTAATCCTCCTCCGTAAAACCTTATTTCTTAAGCTTATCCTTCTGATTAGTGCCACTCGAAGCTGTGCCGGTAGCCTTGCCACCTATCTTCGTGCTCGGCCCGGGGATCTTAGCAGCCGTTGAATAATTCACGGGGTTGTTCCCGCCAAAGGCCGCGGCAAGCTTCTGCAGATCCGAATCGGTCGGTTGGGTCGTGGCGCTGGTGCTCGTCTTGGTACCGGATCTTCTGCCACCACCGGAGCTTCTGCCGCCACCGTAATAGCCGCCACCGCCGCCGCTGCTCTGATCCTTAAGCATCGCGTTGAAATCATCTCTGCTGATACCGGCCTGCTGCAGCAGAGCGTCAGACGCAGTACCGCCGTTCGCAACAATCTTGTTAATAACACCAAGCGCAACCTGCTGATCACTCTGGGCTTTACCCTGATCAAACTGAGCCTGCCACTGCCGGAGAGACTCCGCATACTGGGCGGCTTCCCGTCCACGTTCATACTCTTCGCTGGTCAGCTCGTTGTACCGCTTCATCACATCGGCGGCCTGCCCGGCATCATACCCAGCCAGCGTGTCAGCCAGCTGTCCGGAAATCTGCGCGATCTGTGCGTCCAGGTTACCCTCTGCACTGGTCTGAGCCTCCCGGATCCTCTGCCCGGCCTCAGCGCCTTCCTGCTGCACGTTAGCCAGCCGCTGGGCGGCATAGCTGGATCTCTGCATACCCCGCCGAAGCGTCTCCCGGTCGGTCTGGGAATATGCCTGGCGGTACTGCTTCGCGGAATCGTCCAGCTGCTGCTGATAACTCCGCTGAATCCCGGCCCGTTGGCCCTCCAGGGCCGTGGTTTCCCGGTCAGATTTCTGCTGGGCGGCCAGCCGGAGCTGATCATAATAGGATTGATACTGCTGCTCAGCGATCGACCGCAGCTGATCGTCAGACCTGGGGTTGTAGTAGCTCGGGCTGGCGGGTGAAGCTGCGGCTGTGTTAGCCACAGCCCCGGTGCCGGACGCGGCGGCAGAGGTGCCGTTGGGAACCTGCTGTGCCGCCAGAGCGCTCTGAATGGTGGCCAGGTTAGCCTGCTCCTCAGGGGTCAGCTCTTTGGCCTTAAGCTCCCCTGTGGTCTTGGTTGCTTTCATGGCAGTAGCCATCACTCATCACTCCTCGTTTCCACTTCCGGGAGGCCCGCAAGGCTCGTCAGCCAGCTGAGGACAAAGGCTACTCCAGCTACAGAAAGTACACGGAGCCAGTCTACCTCCGATATCGCTGCCCCCACAGAAATACTTGCTACTGCTGTCTGGGCGAATGTCTTGATCGCCCGGATGAATGCCGCTTTGGCCCATTCTTTCCAGTTCCATTTCATCATCTGCTTCCTCCTTATAACTCAATAGAGAGGAGGCGGGTGAAACGCCCGCCCCCTCTCAGAAATGTTACCAACGCGGCCCGTAGTACGTGCCGGAATTCCGCGGGAAGGGATAACCGTACTCTCCTCCCATGGGATCAGGCTGTTCCATGCGGCTGGTGTAACGGCCCATGCTGTCACGGCCACGGCGGTAGGAAGCCCCACCGTCATAGCTCATGCCGTAGCTCTGGCCTTCCATGGCCTCCCAAGTGGCCTGACTCTTCAGGGAGTGCATGATCGTGTCATACCGGCGAAGATCGCTGTCGGACATCTTGGAGTTGTTCTCCATGTCCTTGTCCATCTGTTCCAGCTCCTTACACAGAGCCTTCTTAATATTCTCATACATGGTAGAATTCCTCCTTACGCAATACGGGTGACTTCCACATTCAGATTCCGCAGATTCAGCGCGGGAGCCGGAGTGGTAGCAGGGGTAGCAGATACAGACGCATTCCTTACGGAAACGGTGTAACAGCAGCAGGCGGGCACATCGATGATGGCGAAGCCGCTCACATTCCAGTAGTTATCAACGGCAGCAGGGGTTGCCGCCGCAATGCTGGTCGGCACGATCTCGCCGTCAATAGCCAGGGCAAGTTGAATTTCTCCAACGGTAGTTCCTTCGGGCACCGCGATATTCCCGTCATACTGTACGCGATAACGGGCGAAAGGGCAGTTGTTGTTAGCCCCCCGGAGAGTCAGGATGCCGCTTCCCGGGCGGTGAAGCACCAGTCCGCGGTTACACCGAATGCCGTCATCCAGCAGCGCCGGAGCGCCGGGCTGGATGAGCTGGATCTCGTTATAAACAAACTCAGCCATTTAGATCATCTCCTTCTTCAAAATCGGTAAAGAAAAAGGCACTAAATGTGCCTAAATGAAGATTCAACAGCCCGGATTAAGCCGCGAAACCGTTATTGCAGCCACAGCCGTTGTTGCAGGAGAAAATCGGGGTGCGTCCATATACAGGTGTGCTGGGCACGGGGCAGCTGTTCAGCCGGTTGTACAGCGCGTCCACCTCGTTGCTGAAACCCTGCTGGATGAAGGCGTTCTGCGCGGTCTGGCTTTCACGGAGCGCAGCCATGTTCAGCTGGTTCTGCAGTCCGATGTTTTCGCGCTGAGCCTGGGCGAGCTGGCCCTTCACGCCATCCAGCTCAAGCTGGCACAGCTTATCGAGGATCTTCTGGTTGTTATCATCACAGTTGGCGCGGGTAGCCGCCGCTTCCGTGGCCATCGTGTACTTCAGATCAGCCGTGGCCGCCCGGTTATCACAGCAGCACTGCTGGAGGGCACTCTGGAGGGCAAACTGCTGATTCATGTCAGCCATCTGACGAGCATTCGCCGCGATCTCGGCCTGGGCAAAGCCGTTGGCCACGCCCTGGTTCACACCGGCAAAGCCGTTACACAGGGAGGTCTGAACACCATTGATGGAAGACTGGATACCGCTGATGCCGTTGATCACAGCGCTCTGGTCGAACCCGCGCTGCACATCGGCGTTGAAGAAACCGCCACCGTTGCCGCCAAAGCCACCGCCGAAGCCGTTGCCCCAGCCCAGGACGGCCAGCAGGATGATGATCCACCAGGCACCAGTTCCGCCGAACATACCGTCATTCCCGCCACCATAGAAAGGCGCGACAGGCATGACCATCTGATTACCATTTTCGTTCATTTTCGTATCCTCCATATTATTTGGTCGATGGGTAAACAGAGAGACGAGATCAGTAGCCCAACGGAATCACCTCCTTTACTGGTCAGAGAGGAAACAGGAATATAAATAAAAGCTCTTCGGGAAGAAGAGCTTTTATTCCGGAATTTATTATGTTATTTAAGGCAGAATCATTTTACAACAAAGCACACGCTTCCGATTCCTGTTGATGCAACATATATGCCATTCCCGGAAACAATCTGTCCAATTGTTATAACATCGTCTTTTTCGACAACTTCAATTTGATGCCCGATAAGTTCGGCAGGTAACTTCGCATAACAAGAACCGCTTGTAAGGAAGTCAACGCAATACTGCTTTTCCCCGTTGTAACTGATGAAATACGCTTCTTTCGCACCCGTGCATTCATAAGATTTCATAAACGTATAACCGCCGCAATAACACGCCGATTCGCCCATTTGCAGGTCAAGCGGAATTGTGTTGACCAAGTGCTGATATAACTTTTGGTTTGTGCTAACATATGCAACGGGATTGCCAGAAGAAATATGTGACAAGTTTCCGATTCCAACCTGTCTGTTTGTATATGTAATCCTCAAATCCCCGTCCGCTGTGTTAAGAATTACAGACCGATTTCCTTTAAATGTCGGATATGAAACCGAATCAATTCGTGTGCCTGTTATTGATTTTTGACCCGTACCATCGTTGAAATATATGGCGGGATTTGCACCGGGTGTCATCTGCAATCCGGTATATCCTTTTATAGAAATGTTTTTGAGTGCTTCAAGGTATACGCACACTTCAAAGTTGTTTTTTGTTACCGTCCAAACGATAGTTTCACGCATTGCGGGAGTAAACGCCCCGGTTTCCATGTTTATTGTGTTTGATGCGGCGATGTTCGTTGTAACAATAATCTTGACTTCTGAACAACCATAAATTTTATTCAATTCAGTTTCTTTTCCGTCAGCGTATGCAACAATAGAAACTCTCTGCGCTGTTGGGAAACCGCTACTTCCATTTGTGCCGTGATTACCGCCAACTGTAATCCCAGACGATACAGAAGGGTCATTTTCAATGATGCCTTGATATGGAGAAACCCAATCCGTTCCGATTGTTTCCCATGCAGTATACCCAGAAAACACGGGTTCGTTTTTTGTTGCGGTGCGTTTATATAAATAATGCGGGGCAAAAAGGTTGTTCACACCAATTGGCGAAAACTTTATCATTACATTTTCCGTGTCACTATAATGATACACAATATCAAAGTTTTCGTTGCTGTTTTTTGTAAAGTAAATATCCGGGATAACATCGTTTTCGTCTGCTTTACCATATACGTTTTGAGAGAAAATGTACCTATAGCTTCCCGTAGAACTTGATTCATTCCAACTGAAATTATTTGGGAATTTGGAATAATCAATGTACATTTCAACCGATTTTGTTCCTACCGCCGCCGTGACATATGTATCACCGTTTGCGTTTTCTGTCACAGTAAAGTTTGACCCTGTATCAAAAACGTCTGTCCACGATGTACCATTATACCCGGCAACGATAAACCTATAATGGAATGACGAGTGGTTCCTTGCAATAAGACGCAACCTGCACTTTGTGTATTGCTCAAACCCCACAAGCTTTATGTAATGAATTGCGCCAAGTCTTTGCAGATACAAATCACTGTATTCGGCATTATAGGTGTCGTTTTCGAGTATAAAATACCGTTCTAAGCAATTTTCTGAAACAATGCGAATACTTTCTATTGATGCGTAATCATTCATGTCATACGCAAAAACATTTTCTGTAAAATTGTATCTATTATTGTTAATATTCCAAGAAAAGCCATTTCTAACCAACTTGGAATAATTGACTAACATTACAACCTTTTGCGTACCAATGGTTGCAGAAACAAGAGTATCCCCATCTGTATTTTCCGTAACAGTAAAATCAGAACCAGTATCAAAGGCAGAAACCCAAGTCGAGCCATTATACCCATAGATAATAAAACGATAATGATAACCGGAATGGTTTCTTGCTATTAAATTAAGTCTGTATTTTTGATAACTTGTAAAACCGTAAAGAGCAATGTAATGTATGGCTCCAAGTCTATTGGTGTAAATATCAGCATTTGTTGAATCAACAGACGGGTCTATTAACTCAAAATACCTTGCAACTATATTCGCAGAACTGTCACTTAATACGCTCTTTAAATCGGACATTTCCTGAATCATATCAGTATAATCAGGAATAGAATCTCGGATATCCTTGGCATCCTGTGCGCTCTTGGCAGCTGCTGTTGCACTGGCCGCCGCGGCTTCCTGGGATGCCGCTGCTGCAGTCTCGCTGGCATCAGCTGCCGCAGCAGAGGCATAAGAGCCCTGTGCACTCAGAGCCGCAGCTGTCGCGGAGTTGTTTGCCGCAACCTCACTATCGCTGGCCGCATCCGCACTGCCACTCGCGGCATCTGCGGCAGCCTCTGCGGCCTCTTCACTCGTTTTCGCGGCGGCGGCTGACGCGGCTGCAGCCGCAGCATACTCACCTGCGCTGGTGATAAAGTCCCTGGAGGCCGCCTCGTTCAGGGCGATCTGGTCATCCATTGCGTTCAACTGAGAAGCCAGCAGCACATCTCCGGGCCTGAAATTCTGTTTTGCGTAACTCATATCATCACTCCAAAACTACGTAGTCGAGAGTAGACTCGTTCAGGATCGCCTCGTTCAATATCACAGCCGGGTAAGGCTCAGCTATAAGTGCCAATTCGAGAACATCCTTAAACTTATCAAACACTTTGGAAAACGGGCTGAGTTCATTCTCGTCCATCGGGGTCACTCCTTATGTCTGGGAGCACAACTGCCAGGCGCTCCCCGTCCAGTAATAAGGCCAAACCTCTTGCCACTGACTGCCCGTCCATACATACGCTATACAGGGTTGCCATATGCCTCCGGTGTAATAGCCAAGTGTTTTATGAACAGCCGCAGCAGTGTAACTGCCTACTATAAAAACAACGCTGAGGGAGCAGTAGGCCTCAATGGTATATGTGAAAGATTTCTCCAGGTCTTCGTCAGTCAGCGTCACGGTCGCGTTGTTCCCAACAAAATCAGCAACCTTAACACCGTTCCGCAGGAGCCTGTAATTAACAGTATCCCCAAGAGTATCGACAGCGGTGCCACTCTTAGTCACTGTCAGAATGTACTCATTCTGGCTGAAGCTGATCCCCGGATCTGTCACAACGATCAGGTGATCCCGACTGTATGTCGGAGTGATGGTCACATCCACAGCCGGTGTCGGCATGGTGAGCTGCCATTTGGTATCATTAACCTTTGTAAGCGTACCGGCGCTGGCCGTCATACCTGTACAGTGCCAATACTGGTCAGTCAGCGAGACATTCAGGTCGATGGTCGCGCCTCTGGCGGCGGTGCTGGAACTGGATGTAACCGTACCACCGGTCTTCTGACTGATGTTAATAGCTTTAGCCACGTTCCCCAGGGTGATAGCGACCCTGGCCTGGCCCCACATGATGATACTGCCACCGCCAACTTTTCGCAGTGCCAGTGTCTTTCCCGCCAGAGCCGTCCAGTTGCCATCTGACTTGTTAGCCTTAGACAGGTCGAAGCCGTCATACACCCAGGTTCCGACTATAATCGGGTTGCCATCCCCGTCTGTAGACGGGGTTGTCTGATATCTGGCACCAGCAAGGCTTTTATTATCAATCAGCTTGTAGCTGTGCTCGTTATCCTTGTCGCACAGATAGATGCTAACTCTTTGCCCACCGTTGTTTCGGTTTTCAATGGTCGCGCCTGAAAAGGAAACCCCGGCGGGATACTGGTCAGAGGCCAGCTCGAACACACCACCGATGGCAGGGCCTGTGTGGCTGCTATTGAACCCGCACCCATTCGTGTTGCCCAGCTTAGTGATAATATCTGTCTTGTCATACCACAGATGCTCGTTACCGTGTGTATAACTTCCAATATCACTGTTTTTACCGATATATGCGGTAGCCATTCAACCACCCCGCTTATGTCTTCGGCTTCAGCCAGATCATACCCTTGACCGGGCTTGCAGGTGCAGTATCCCCATACGCGATCTTGGATGCATCGAGCTTTAAGGCTATGGAGTTGTTCAGCACTACCTTAGCATCGCTCAAATCCTGAGCTGTCTGGGCAGCATTCTCGTCTATACGGTTGACTGCATTTTGAATAAGCTCAGGCGTTTCTGCAACACGATTTACATACAGATTTGTCCCATCAAGCCAGATACCGCCAGACTCGCCATTAACTGATTCAACAGAACCCTCGCCATCAAAACCTACGTAGCTCACCGTATAAACGGGAGTCTCTGTGTCGGGGCCTTCACCATCAAGATCGCCCTGCATAATGCTCCAGTTGTACAGGATCTTTGTCCATAGATACTTACCCTTGACCGGGTTAGGCGTGGTTGTCCAATCATCATCTGTCGGAGCCACAATGCCATCATCGCTGTTGTGATAGGTAACAACAGGCGAAGCCAGCAGTTCCTGCAAACGATCCTTAGTATCCAGCACAAGGTTAACCCAGTCTTCGTAGGGCGCTGGTGGCGTACCACCGTCAATGCCGCTAACGGAGTTCTCAACCAGAGTGGGGATTACCCTGCTCTTCTTAAGCAGTCCGTTGTCCGGGAAGTTCAGTGCCCTGACCTCGGAATACCCCTGTCCCTGGAGATAGGTAGCCCCCAGGTTAACCGTCCACACCAGAAGCTTTTCATCCGGATAATAGACGGTTGACATGGGCAGCGCGATGCTCTGACCGTAGGCCTTGTAAAGCAGATGGAAGTGGAGCCGCGGATATTTGCCCGCCAGCTCATCCACCCATTTGCTCACATCGATACCGATCTCTACGGCCTGACTTTCTCCCTGCCTTCCGATCTGCAGGTACTGCAGTTCTTCAACTTTGTATACATTCATTTCGTTCTCCTCCACCCATAAACATCGCTGATTCCCGTCTGAACCTGCTCCCATTCCCCGAACGAGAACGGTTTAACCGGCTGATTCTGTTCATTGGTTTTCGCGGAAAACACAACAATGCCCGGAGGATACGCACGTACCCACCGCACCTGTTCAAACAGGTTTCTCAGCCCAAGAGCGAAGTTTCTTTCTTCGTGCCCCCATCTGGTCGGGATTGTCGGAAAGGACAACCCCGGATCAATGTACTTCTTCACGGGCCGCCCTCCTTAATCCGGATCCAGCTCCAGGTCGAGCTTGATGCCACCGGCAATCGTAAACGGAGCCGCTGTATAGCTCTCGATCTCCAACCGGAACTCTCTCCCCTGGTTATTCAGGTGAACCCTTGTCAGCTTCCCGGGTTTGGTCGTGATGATCTTCTGCTTCAGTTTCTTTTCTGTCCTGATTCCCAGCCGGAGAGGAATCGGCACCTCAGATTCCACCATCATGTACAGTGTAAAAGCGCTTTTGATGGAACTCTTCAGACCCAAATCCTGATACCCGGAAATCCACTTTGTAAATTTCACGTTCCCCTTCCGGTCATCCATCTCATACACGACCCCTGGGTAATCCGCACTGGTGTAGAACAGCCTTTCATTAATCTGCAGGAAGCTGTCCACGCTGACCTCAGTGCGGAGACTGAAGGCACCGGTCGCGGTATCGTACTGCAAAATAGCATTGTTATTGGCTGCTCCGTTCAAAGGGATAGCGAGGCAGTACACCCCATTCCACATTCCCGCGCAGGCGTTGTTCACGGGATCTCCCGGTATCGCCTGCCAGTGCGCTGGCGTCCACTCCTCTGCGGTGTTAATCGATACAATACACCGGTACGGGACATCCTCGTGGATGCACACCGTGCCGATGGCATAAGTGTGATTCGGGTTATACTGCAGAGCGGAGACCTTATGCTGCACCTTCTCCTGCATGATGTCCCGCACGGCTTCCTGCTGGAATGCGTAGGCCCCGCTGCCGTCATATCGGAGAAGACCATACTGCCCCAGCATATAGGCATAGCCGTTATGCACGGCCACGGTGTTCTCCACCAGGGAACCACCGCCATACTGGCGCTGTACGGTAAACTCACCGGGGTTCGTGCCGTAGATTCGCCAGATCGAGTTTCGCTTAATGGCAATCAGGTCAGAGCCATACTGGCGGAGGGCCTGAAAGGAATCTCCGTCCCATGTGGGAACCTGGATATCACCAGCCCCGTCCTCCGGAATCTCGATCCGAGCCTCCCAGTCAAAAGGATCATACGGCGCGGAGTAAACCAGCATATCCGGATCACCGGTGATCCCGCTGCCCCACACCCGCTCGTTGTACCGGGCGAGAACCCCAAACCTCTTTGGAGTCTCCACCGGCGCTACATCCAGCGTATCGCCATACAAGCAGTACATTCCGTCCGTAGCATTGCTGAACAGCAGGATATCCACAGGGTCGGTCTGCGTGATCTCTTCCCAGTGGTCAGGGTTCCACGCTTCTGCCGTATCGATCGCCACAGTACATCTGTAAGGAATCCGATCGGAGTATTCGTCCGAAGGATCACTCAGGATGGTACAGCGCTCACCCAGCTGATACGTTTTAGCATTGGAATACAACGCATACGTGCTGACCTCATAGGTGATCCAGTCACAATCGTTCACGCTCAGCCCGGTGTACCGCTCTACCCAGTCATCATCCGCATCCAACAGCTTCGTATACACAGCGCCGTCACTGATAGCCACCAGCAGAGTACCTGTATTCTGCCCGAAGCGCCGGTGCAGGTACGCCAGGGTGCCGATAGGTGATGTCAGTATCTGCTCGATCCGCACACCCTCGCGCATGGGCTGGAAACTCCCGCCGGAGATGTTTACATTCTCCATCTCCCGGGCCAGCCGCATATTCTGGTTATACCCGTCCCCATCCTGATAAATTCCCCGGAAGGAATCGATCTCCACATGGGTGTTATACAGAGGTGAATAAGCCATTTGTCTTCACCTCACCCTGGAATATTGTAAAAGTTCTTGGCGAGTCCGTGAGTCTCCCCATACTTGCCTCCGTCATCAGAGACCTTCCGGAGCATCTCCAGGAAGGCCTCACGGAAGGCCATACCGCGCTGCTGCTTCTGGGGATTCCCGTTCCTGTAGACAAGCCAGGATGCCCAGTCAGCCAGATACTTGTGCGTCCACTCAGGGGTCTTCGGCACATCCTCGTCCTCTGTCAGCGGGGGATAGCTCTCGCTGGTGGTAGCTACATGCTGCTTGTCATAGATCTTCACCAGCCGGTCATACCCATCGTTGATGTACTCCCCGATATACGGCGTGAAATCACCGATATCGTCCACATCGTTGTTGGTCTGGAACATGACCTGGTTTTTAATCTCCAGAAGCGTCATAGCGTCTCACCTCACAAATTGGGATACCGCTGTTTCAGCAGAGTAAACACCTCTGGAGTTACCTCTGTATGCACACCCCGCCTGATCCGGACGAAGTTATCACCCTTCTCGTTGCTGATGGATACATGCTCATACTGATCCACGGCCACTCCAGCTGCATCGTCACTCTCCCGTTTAGGAATAAAAATCGGTACACGAACCTCGTCCTCGTCCTTTTTCTTCACAGGGATGGCAATCGTCTGACTCTTAGCCATAATAGTCTCCTTTCAAAAAACGGGGGCTGCCCCGAATACCAGGACAGCCCCCGTGGGGATTAATCGCTCACGCCATGCTCCACCCGGACGATGAAGTCATCCTGGATGATCGCAGCGCAGAAGTGCTTCACCTTCCAGCCAATCGTGCCGCGCTGGTTCAGCGGGTCAAGGGCACCGGAGGAACCGGG